AAGGAGAAAAGAAATGCATTATAAGAATGGTCGTGAAGCTAAAAATGGTGATAAAATTGTGATGATTCCATCATGGGGAAACCCTGTTATAGGCATTTTATATGATGCGGTAGCAGGTAATGATTACTGCAACGGAAAACTTGCACCAACTTCTCCAATGGACCCATTACCAAATCTTAAGGAATGTTTACATCTAGACGATGTATCATTTGAAGAAAAGGAGAAGAAAAATGAATGAAGATAGGAAAATTGAAAGTATTGCAAGCACCGAAACAGTTAATAGTGGTCATCTAAGAGCTTTTGTGGAGCGTATTGAACGCCTGGAAGAGGAAAAGAAAGCTACTTCCGATGATATTAAGGATGTGTATTCTGAAGCAAAGGGCACAGGTTTTGATACTAAGGTTCTTAAGGCTATTATAAAAATTCGTGGTATGGACCGTGATAAACGTATTGAGGAAGAGGAAATTTTGTCCTTATATCTAACCGCGCTTGGAATGTCTTGATGCAGTCGCTCTTAGAATTAAAACATGTTGAAATTGGTAAAATTGAAATAAAAAATGATCTTGACAAAGCCACCCAGAATGATGTAAAAGTTCTTCTGGATTACATATCATCTCTTGAAGCTCTGATTGAAGATAATGATCAGGATGATGTTTTTGGAACTGAGGGGTGGAAACATGCTATCGAGGGTTATTTAGAATAAATAATTCATACATTGTGTTAACTTAGCTCTGGGGTAGGAAAATGGCAACCCCAGAACACTGTTAATGTTCCGCGTAAGCAACTGCTGGTTCGAGTCCAGCCCTCAGAGCTAAGTTAATATTGGTGTATAAGTTCGAAGGAATTTATTATGAAATTTTCTCAGACATATGATATCCTTTTTAGAATGGGAATTGCTAGTGAAAAGGCTGGCAACTCCCGAGTTACTGCCATGATTACAAAGGGTAAACATATTATATCGTTTGGCGCTAACTCTATGAAGACTTCACCGTGGCAGAAAAGATTTGGTCGTAATGATCTTGCAATCTGCCTCCATGCGGAAATTGATGCTATTAAAAACGCCCTTAAGGTAGTCTCTGTAAGAGAACTTAAAAACTGCAATCTTTTTGTTTGTAGAGTTAAACAAAATAAGCCCAGAGGCGACTTTGTTGCTGGTTTGGCAATGCCGTGTTCTGGCTGTCAAAAGGCTATTGTTACATTTAAGATTAAGAATGTTTATTACACAGAGGATAATGTTATTGGGTTTCGATGTTTATAAATAATGTTATTGGAGGTTCCTATAAATGGAAATAGCCTTGGCTCTGAACCAGGAGAATGTAGGTTCGAATCCTACGCCTCCATCCAAAATAATAATTGACATTCTCTTGAAAATAGATTACAATCCTAAAAATGGAGAAATTAAAAAATGATGAAATATTGCCATATGCTTATTGGAATTCCTGGGGGTGGTAAATCCACCTGGGTCAATGATAATATCTTTGATAGAAATACCGCTGTTTTTTCTACTGATCAAATTATAGAGAACACAGCCAAGGCTGCTGGCATGACGTATAATGAAGTTTTTGAAGACTCTATTGGTGAAGCAACCAAAATTTTCTTCTCCAATATTGTAGAAGCTGCTGCTGCTGGCAAAAATATGGTTATTGATCGCACCAACCTCTCTAAAAAGTCGCGCAAGAAAATTCTTGATCTGATCCCCGATGATTATCTCAAGGTTGCTGTGGTTGTTAATTGCAGCGATGACTTTGTGCTGGCTAATCGGCTGGCAAATCGTCCCGGCAAGAGTATTCCCCATCATGTTATTGAAAACATGAAGAAGACCTTTGAAGAGCCTTCTCTGGATGAAGGATTTAAGAGTATTGTTCATATTGAAACAGCCCCACAAGAAGAAGGAGAATAATATGAAATATAATGTGGGTGATACGGTTTTAATAGAGGTAACAATTTTAAAGAAGTTTGCTGATGATTCTTTTATAGTTTCAAAATATCCTTTTACTAAGGATAAATAAAGTAATTCTAAATATAATATGGCTATTTATGACACTGATATTAATAGTCTTATAACAAAACAGGAAGAAGAAGGAGAATAAATGTCTTTAGTTGCTGCCGGCGGAACCGAATTACTCATGAACCGTCTGAGAGAATCAATTTCACCAGAATTACTTGATAATTTTCAAATTGTTCCAACCAGAATAACAGACCCACTTAATGAAGATAAGGTTCGCATAGCCTATATTCATGATTTGCCGGGTGATCCGTCTTTAGATTATCTTAAGGATGGAGGATGGAAAAAGTTTCATCTTCTTATTTTTGTTTCCAATTGGCAGATGCAGGCATTTATTGGTGCCTATAGGATTCCTTGGTCAAAATGTCTGGTTATCGAGAACTCAATTCTTCCTATTGAAGACGTGACCTTTGAGAAGCCTCTGGATGATATAAATTTCATTTATACACCAACACCGCATAGAGGGTTAGAAATCCTGCTACCGGCCTTCCTAGAGCTTTTAAACGACTATCCTACAATCAAGCTAGATGTTTATTCCTCATTCAAGCTTTATGGATGGGAAGACAGAGATAAAGAATATGAACATCTATTTAAAATCTGTGACGAGCATCCTAGTATTACAAATCATGGAGCACAGCCCAATGAGGTTATTAGAGAAGCCCTGAAGAAGGCTACCATTTTTGCCTATCCTGCAATTTGGACCGAAACTTCTTGTCTTTGTCTGATTGAAGCCATGTCGGCTGGATTAGTTTGTGTTCACTCTAATCTCGGCGCTCTCTATGAGACAGCAGCCAATTGGACTTATTCTTATCAATATCAGGAAGATAAGGAGAAACACAAGACTGCATTCTATAATATCATGAAGATGGCTATTGAAAATATGAAATCTAGCCCTCATTATATTGCTAGATTGCAAAACCAGAAAATTTATATTGATCAGATTCATAACTGGAATTATCGCAAGCAACAGTGGGAAGCTCTTCTGACTCAGATGGTTAGCTTGCCTCGTGCTTTTGAGAAGGAAGAAGTCGTTTTTTCATATTCTACTTAATTTGTAAAGGTAATTATGCAAAAAGAAACTTTGAAGATTAGAATTCCTGCTGAGAACAAGGTTGTTCAATTTCCTACCAAGAGAACGGTTAAGGCGGTTGATATGATCCCTGATATTATCAGAAATCTGAAGAAATATACGACAGATGAAATGAGCGACTTTGTGCAGAAGTTCGTCGTCGCCTTCAATGAAGCCTATGCGGAGAAGGAAACTGAATTCGTAGATGAAGGAGAACATATTTGAACGGAAATATAGAATTAACTGATACAGAAATAATCATACGTGTTCCTATTGGAGCTTTAAAATATGCAGTTGAACTTGCATGTGATAATGAATTTGTTTATGGTTGTCATAATTATACTGTAAGTGATAGCAAAGAAGTATTAAAAAGTCTTTATTATGAACTTTGTAAAGAAGAGGAAGATGGTACAACACTAGTTGATAGAATGTTGGACAAGGCTGTTATAGGTTGTATTGAAGATGGTGCTGAAGGTATTGACGGAGGCATAATAGATTAATTAAATAGTTTATTATGCTTATTTTTCATAGTTTCTGATTGTTTTTTTCTTATCTCTTCTGTTCTTATATATGTTTTATGCTTAGCCCCTTTTGATATTTTTAATTTTGTTTCTTCGGAAGTAGGAATGCCTTTATTCCACGGTACATTTCCTTCTTTAAATCCACAAGACGGACGTATTCCTTTTTTTGAAATAGATTTTTTAGCTCTGGTTTCGTCAGATTCTTTCATTCCTTTTCTAATACCAACTAATTCTCCTAATAACCATCTTGGATCATCTTTGTTAATAACAAACATATTGGAATCTTTATCTTTTACAGAAATTTTATTTTTTCTGCTGTTTGATATTTTTTGATTATTTGCCTTTGTTCTTTTCTTTCCTAGCCAATAGGAACCTACACCATCTCCGCCATCAGTAAGATTAAGAAGTGTGCCAGTATTATTATCTTTTCTACCATAAAATGCAATAAGTTCAGCTTCTAAATATAAAGCATCTTCTTCAGAAAGATTATTTCTATATATTTCTATAGGTGGGTTGCAATTTTTTTCTTGACGAATCTTCTGAATTAGATTATACTTAGACCAATTATGAATTTTTTCTTTTGTGTTAGTTAAATGAACTTTATATCTATTTCCTTTGCCTTTTCCAACATAAAATGGCTGATTATTTTCTAATGAATTTAAATATATATAAACATAAAAATTATTCATATAATAGCTCCTTTTAGAGTTATTTATTATTTTCTCGATTTTAATGGAGGTATGATTATAATACTCTTAGATTTTCATGGAACGATGATTTCTTCAATTATGAAGTATTTATTCTTAAATGAAACTGATATTATAGACGAATCTTTATGTCGCCATATGATTCTTAATTCTGTTCGTGCCGTCAAGGTTACTTATGGCACAGAATATGGTAGAATGGTTATTTCCTGTGATGGCAAGGATTACTGGAGGAAGGAACTGTTCCCCTACTATAAGATTAAGCGTAAGAAAGCCATGGGAGAATCCCTTATAGATTGGGGGCAATTACATTCCTATATGGATAAGATCAAGAAGGAAATTGAAGAGAATTTCCGCTATGCTGTTATTCAGGTTGATCGCGCCGAATCTGATGATATTATTGGTGTGCTGGCCAGAACCTTTCATGAGAGCGAAAATATTCTTATTGCCTCCAGAGACCACGACTTCGAGCAGCTTCAAAATCTATCTAATGTCAAGCAATATAACCCAATTGACAAGAAGATGGTCGTGGTTGCTGATCCTGTAAAAACCCTTTTCGAACATATAGTTAAGGGTGATACTGGTGATTCAATTCCCAATATCTTTTCTGATAAGAATTCGTTTGCTATAAATACAAGACAGAAACCAGCGTTTCAGAAGAAAATTGACCTTTGGTATGAGGCTGGTGAAGTTCCCGAAGAACACAAAGAGAGATTTGAATTTAATAAGCAATTGATAGATTTGTCATTTACCCCCAAGGACTTACAAAAAGAAATCCTGGAGAAATATAATAGTCAATTGACTAAACCTAACAAAAACCTCACAAATTACTTTATGAAGTATGGGCTAAGAGAGATGTTAACTAATATACAGGATTTTTAACCAAAAAAGGAGATATTAAAATGAAATATGCATTTTATGTAGATGTTGGGTTTCTGCCAAGAGCAAAGGCAATAGAATACTTAGCAGATATTGCCGAGAAACATAGCAGTTATTTTAATAAAGATGATAGAGTAATGTGAATTCCAACAAATGCCCCAAATTATACACATGTTGAAGTCTTATTTGATTTTAAAGAACAAAAAGATAAAGAATTTTCAGAAGCTATCGACTCAATAACCACAGGAGAATAAATGACCCGCCCCGTTGCAATATCACTACTACTCAAAACTGCTTCCGATCTAAAGGCTACTCAAGGTAGAGACGCACAGATTGCTTATCTTAGAGCAGTTTATAATGAACCTCTTCGATATGTTATTCAAGGTGCCTTGCATCCTGGAGTTGAATGGCTATTACCCAAGGGGCAGATGATTTTTGCCCCCACAAGAGACCCTGATGCTGCCAAGTTTTATAGAGAATTCAAAAAACTCTATGTGTTTTGCAAAGGCGGAAATGATGCCCTTGATCAGACTCGTCGCGAAAATCTCTTTATTCAAATGCTTGAAGCTATTCACCCTGACGATGCTGATCTTATGATTCACGTAAAAGACAAGTATCTGCCATATCCTGGCCTTGATTATGATTTATTCTGTGAGGCATATCCAGGGATACTTCCTGTGAAGGCAAAGGTTAACGCAGACGTAACCGAAGCCGTTCCTGAGACTTCAGTGATTAAGTCGGTTTCAGCAAAGGTTGAAATCCCCGTTTCTACTGAAAATAAAGCGCCTGTAAAATCTAACAAAGGCAAAACACGATGGAATAATGGTGTAGAAAATTTTATGGTCATGACGGAAGAGGCTTTAGCAAAAGGTTTTTTGCCAGGATATCTAAAGAAGTAACGTTTTACCTCTTTAAGATTTCACAGTATATTCCACAAATATTTTAACAATGGAGAGAAAAATGAAAGATTATACAGAAGAGCGAATTGAGATTGAATCTGGTAGCGATCTATATAACAAGCTAGTTGCTTGGCGTCTTAAGGCCCACAATGCTAGTAGTGTCTTCTTTGCTGCTAAGACCAACGGCTATAGGATTTTTATGTATAAAGATGGAGATGTATCATTTCATTATAATGATAGTAATAACGATTTAAGAAATCTAGGTTGGGATGCTAATCTTCTAGATATTCTTAAGGTTGAGGAAAAGGATGTTGAGCTAGGGTTGAAGGCTTCAGCGCCAGAGGAACCAGGATATATAGTGAGATTTGATGTTGATGACCTTAATTGTATTAAGGAAGTTGAAAAGAAATTGACTGAAAGAAATGATTGCTATTCGACTTGGCATGAAGGCGGATTTCATTACGATATTCGTGATCATGAAACAGATTGGATTATCGATCATTATCTAGATAAAATTATCAAACAGACGGAAGTTTAATGCGGTATACACTACTTAATAAGACAACCAATGAAGAAGCCGAAGTTGATATGTCCTATGAGGATTTATTAGAAGTCCTCAAGGATAAGAATATACAGCAGGTTTTCCAGATGCATCTTGCATATAGAATTGGTCGTGTTGTAGTCTCAGAGGCTTGGAGAGAGAGGCTTAAGCAGATGAAGAAGGCAAATCGTGGCAGCACCATAGAAATTCCGTGAGAAATAAATATCCATGATAGAGGTAGTAGAGCAAAAGGATAATTTGTTGTCCATAAAAAAAGTTAAAGAAAATAACATATTACAACTACTTTCAGTTACTCCTAAAACGATAAATCAACAAAAAATATTCGATGCATATGATACAGAAAAACATTTGTTTATTCATGGATTCCCTGGAACCGGAAAAACATTTTTAGGACTTTATTTAGCTCTAGATTCTGTTGTTGAAGAAAAAGAATATGATAAAGTTATTATTGTTAGATCGTCTGTGCCTAGTCGCCGTCAAGGATTTCTTCCCGGAAGTGAAGAAGAAAAAAACGAAATATTTGAAATTCCATATATTGCATTAGTTAATGAATTATATAATAGATCAGATGCGTATAAATTATTAAAAAATAGAGAACAAATAAAATTTTTGTCTACATCATATTTAAGAGGCATAACATTAGATAATGCTGTTATTATTATTGATGAAGTACAAAACTGCAATTTTATGGAATTACATACAATTATTACGAGAGTTGGAAACAATTGTCGTGTTATAATATGTGGGGACACATCACAAAACGATTTAAAATATCTTCATGAGGATTCCTGTATAGATCAATTGTTTGATATTATAAACAAAATGCCATCATTTTTTAAGATAGAAATGGAAGTTAAAGATATTTGTAGAAACAAAATAGTGAAAGAATGGATATTAGCATCACAAAAAGAGAACAATCTCTAATAACATTAGAAAAACTAAAAGAAATTTTGTTTTATGATCCTAATACTGGACATTGGTTTTGGCTTGATGATAGACACCATAAAATTGTTATAGGGACTAAAGCGGGTCATCTGCATAGTCGTGGCTATATTGTAATTAAAATAAATGATAAAGCATATAAGGCTCACCGACTTGCTTGGTTCTATATGACGGGGGTGTGGCCTGATCCAGAAGTAGATCATGAAAACACAATTAAACATGATAATAGGTGGTGTAATTTAAGAGAAGCAACAAAAACACAAAACAAAGAAAATACTAGTAAATATAAAAATAATAAATGTGGGCTTAAGGGCGTTTCTTACCATAAAAGTACAGGAAAATATAGAGCGTCTATATCTATAGATAAAAGGTCTAAGCATTTAGGATTAAGAGATACACCAGAAGAAGCATTTGAATTATATAAAGAAGCAGCTATAAAATATCATGGAGAATTTGCTAGATTTTGATTTTTTAATTTAATATTTACCTTTCTAACTCTGCACATAATCCAATCATTGTAGTACATATCAGTTTCCAGGACTCTTCTATCAATCTGTTCTCTTAATTCAAGATAGGTTAGATCGGTTTTAGTGTTACAGATATGAAGAATTTCGCGTTTAAAATTCTCTTTGCCTAATCTTTCGACTTCTGCTTTAACAATGGGCGAACTTCCATAGTAATTCTTCCAGGCGCTCTCAACTCTGGTTTTTTTCTTTTTACCTTTTATTTGTTTTGTTTTAGACATGCTAAGTGATTTTTTACCGACATATTTTTTGCCATTTACTATATTAGTTATTAGATATACAAAACCGATTGCATCGCCGATATCTTCACTCTCAAACATTTTATTTTCATAAATCCACGGATTGTTATACATTCAGACTTTCTCTTGACATGTTGGTGATTTTCATATACACTATTTATCTCGTTTGAAGGAGTCTTCTGATGCAAGTTAATTTAAAATTGTGGGAAAATAAAGAATTACGTATCGTTGATAAAGTAGCAGTTGCTCTCAATAACACCTATAATTCTGAAGCTGATACTCTAAGAACTTATGTCGGTTTTTTTACAGACCCATATAATGCTTATGTGGGTAAGGAAGAAGAATCACAAAACAGCATTATTACTGCCTATTGTGATGAGCTAATTGATAAGCAACCACAATCCTTTGCATGGCGTTGGCACGGCAAGCGCGCCGAGATTATCTTAGAAGAATTTAAGAAGCAGAATTTGGAAGTGATAGAATTAAAGGATGAAGTAAAATGACCTGGAATGATGTATTTCAATTTACAGTATTTTTTGGTTTGTTTGGCGAATTTTCTGGTATTCTTGTGTTTATTGCAGAAAGATTGTTTCCTACTGGTGATAAAGATTTACAATCATTATTTAATTGTATGTTTTTATTTCCTTTAGAAGTAGCAGTATCAGCATTTTTACTTAGTATTGTAGCGCTTCTTATAATGACTGCATGGAGTATATCTTGAAAGAGTGGAATCTGGGCGAAGATTATAACGGCTATCCCTTTACCTTTGGTAATACACCAGCTTGCATAAAGCTGATGGAGGTTATCAAAGAAAGACCAGATAAAAGATATGAGACGCGAAAGATACAGGGAGCGATTCATTCATTCTCTAAATCTGTGAAAAGCATAGTAGTAATGAAGGCAGATTATAGCATTAAAGTAAATCTGCTACGATTAGTCTATGAGGATAAACGAAATTATATTGAGGGGTTGCTGTATGGACAGCCATTTACTGATTTCATCATGTATACTCTTGCTAAGAATATTATTCAAATGAAATATGGGGAGGCTTTAAAAGAAGTAAAAAGAAAAGATAAAGAACGCGAACAAAAAATTATTAATTTGGAAAATATTATGAAAACGAAAGGAATTTATACATGAATAAGTCTAAAGTAGTTGTTGTAGAAAAAGAAAAGAAGAAGCCAGAGCATGGGTTTAAGAGAAAAACTATAATTCAGAATATTAGTTGCAAGATGGATAGATGGATCAAGTCTATTGAGGATGAAGAGCTTCGAGAAAAGGTAAAGCTTGATTATATTGTAACTGGTGGGGCAATTGCTTCCATGCTCCTGGGTGAGCTTCCCAACGATTATGACGTGTATTTTAAGACACCAGAAGTCGCTCTAGCTCTTGTGAAATATTATATTAATAGGCTGATTCCTGATAATACTAAGGTTGGCAGAATTGATGCCAAAATTGTGGGTAACAGTATTAAGGTTCTTATCAAGTCGGTTGGTATTGCTCGCTCAGAAGATGATAATTTCAAAGATTATGATTATTTTGAAGCCGGTAATGGCGACAATATTGAATCCTACCTGGATAAGGAATCATTCAAGGATAAGAAGCATTATACGATTGCCATGATTTCTTCTAATGCAATTTCTTTGCATGGAGATATTCAAATTATTACTCGCTTTATTGGTAATCCAGAAGAAATTCATAAGAATTATGATTTCGTGCATGTGACTAATTGGTATACACATACTGAAGGTTTGGTTCTATATGCCGATGCCCTGGAGGCTATTCTAGCCAAGGAGTTGCGCTATGTAGGTTCTCTATATCCAATTTGTACCATGTTTCGTATTAAGAAGTTTCTTCAGCGCGGATGGTCCATCACGGCGGGAGAGATGCTTAAGATTGCCTGGGATATCAATAAGCTTGATCTTGAGGATATGGGTGTGTTCTATGAACAACTCTGCGGCGTTGATCAAGCATATTTTCATGAATTAATCAATATTCTCAAGAAGAAAACAGATAGAGATTTCGATAGATCATATCTATTCGAGGCGATTAATAGGGTATTTGATCAGAAAGATGACGCGGTTGATGAATTGCATGAATTAGTAGAAGAGCAGTAGCAAACGAATGAATGATTTTAGAACAAGGTTAAAAGAAGCTGTTGATCGTCAGACTTTAGTTTGTAAGGTTACTAGAGAAGTGTTGGATAATCAAACAGCATTGTATACTAATCTCATAGATGCAGCATCCACTACAGAAAATGTTCCTTCAGATTTAATTACTAATGAAATTGATAAAATTATTAATGATTGGGAGCTTCTTCTTGATGCCGCCTATCGTTATTTGGACCTGTTGGATTAAAAGGAAATTTAGGAGATTAATATGACAAATTCAGTTACAATTAAGAATAATGGCCCATACAATATCGAGATTTTATCCGTTGAGGAATCTCCAGGTTATAGTGGCAGCACAGGTGAGGAACTTTATACGACTGAAACTACCTGTGTTGTGCAACCAAAATTAGAACCTAATGAAGAGGTTGTGCTATATCTTTGGCAGGGGCATTCTTTGAAAATTAATGAGATTGATTTCAAATAGGGCTTGACATTGAAATTCCTTTGTGAGATAAATAGGGTTGTAGACGTTGATACGTCTTGGTAGTTGTTCTGGACCGGAAGGGCAGTACTTCCGCAGGTCCACCATTATTTATCCCAGGTACACTTTTACGATAAATAATGATGGGCCTGAAATTAGGTTCGACAGGACTTCGAAAGGGATGGGTAGTCTATCGGGTGGAAACTCCGTTAACGTAACACAATGACAAAGGCGAATGATAATTCACCTATGGTTGAGGAATACCGCCTAGCGGCGTAACCCAACGAGGGTTCGAAGGGAACCTAGTAACAGAATCCCTTCACTTCTTTTTATAATTGGTATTATGCCATTTATTACGACACTTTACACAACAGAATTTGTTATCTATGCTTTTAGATAGAAATATTGTTTTACAATCTTTACAATATTCTTGATGTAGAGTATAGTTAACCTGTTTAATTTTGACTTTTGGTTTGTCTAGAGGATAAAAACAAAGTAAATTTTTATTTCTTAATAATATTTCTTGTTTTGAATATCCTTTATTCCATCCACCACATTTTCTATTATTTTTGTTTGCTGATCCATTTCCTCCACATGAAAATTTCTTTACATTATAATATCTACAGGTTTTGTTGATAACATTTTCACTAGTCATAAGTTCATAGTCTTTGATCATATCAAGCCATCCTTGTTCTGCAAGACGTATTTTCTTAGTGTCTCCTATTACATATTCTAATACTCTGAATCGAAAAGTTTCCGGTCTCTTTAAGTAAGCTTGTTTCATTGCTCTGTTTGAACATATGTAGCGATCTTCTACTTTACCTTTATGGCCACCAATATAATAAAATTTGGCTTTGGTATCATACCAAAGATAGATGTATCCTGAATAAATAAGGTTTGACAAACGCTGTCTCCTGTGTTAATTTGAACGAGATAGAATGAATGGAAGTTGTCGCTTCGCGATTCATGTCATTATTTATATGAATAAACAATAAGAGGGAGCAGGCGAAGCCACCCTTTATCAAAAAGATGATATATTCAATGCAGTGAAAATTGCAGGATTTGTTCATGAACTTGGCGAAGAACATTTTATGCTCCTATAATTTCAACAAATAAATTGCTTCCTGTCATCAAATTGGTTGATCTTTTTAAAGATAACATATGGGTAAATGGATTTTCATATCTTATAGATGATGTAAAGATTTTCAGAATTGAAGATATTTCAGATGTAACGAATGAATTAAAGGAATAAATAATACAAAAAGAAAGAATTATCATGAATATTTTCAAACGTATCAAAGATTATATTGAAGCCTATTTCATCTATCGTAAGCTTTTAAATGATTTAAATAAAATGACTGATGAAGAACTAAAGGATATTGGTCTTTCTCGCTCTGATATTGATTATATTGCCTCCTGCACTCTTGAAAATATTAAGGTGGGATTATGAAATCATTTAAATCAATTGTTGCTGAACAGTCTGATAGTTCCTTGGATATGGTCACTCATTACGTTAAAACACGTAATGTTGGTGCTATTTCAGCCGAAAGAACTAATCTTTCCCCCGAGGAAAATACTAACAGAACCAAGTCTCTTAGGAAGGATTTGCAGGCTTCTGGCATTCAGCATATTCCTGTTAAGGGAAGATATATCCATGATTTTGGCACACCAAAAGCCCATCCTACCGATGAAAATTCTTTCTTTGTCCATTCTGATAATGACATTTTGCCGCACCTCAAGAGGCTTGGTGAGAAATACGGTCAGGATTCAATTCTTCATAAGGGAAAGGATGAATCGACAGCCAAACTTTATGGCACAAACCATACAAGTGATTATCCTGGTTATGGCAAGACAGCCGATGTAGGTTCCTATAAGCCGAACCATAAGGCCGAATTTCATAGTGTTTTGAAGAGCGGAAGCGTCTTTTCATTTTCTGGTTGACATTCTAAAAAATTAGGTCTATGGTTGATTCTCATTAACAATGGAGAACAAAAATGATTGTTTCTGGATATCCTTCTGAGGACAATATTATTATCTTTAGGACTCTCGTTAATCGCTCTCTTCAAGCCATTGATTTGGAAGAGGAAAGTATAGATTATTCCATGGCGGCTGACTATATTCGTCGTGAATATA